AATTTGAGTCATATGAGTTAAAAATGGCTCGTATCTTAGACTTTAGAAACATGGAAGGCCATAACCATTTCTGCGATTATGTTCTTAGCAACGATCCTAGAGCAAAAGAGGATAAAGCGTAATGGGAACAGAAAAAGATGTTCTACAAGAGGCTTACCATACTCACAGTCAACAATTAGCTGAACTTAAAAATTTAGTATTACAATACATAGAAGTTGATGATGACTTTAGCTTTAAATTTGATGATATTAGAGATTTATTAGAAAATCATTTAAAAAATACAAAATTATGACTGAACTACAATGTACTAAATGCGATCATAAATTTACAGGTGATGTTTTTAACTATAAACTTACATATGATGAATGGTTAAAAGATGTTAGATGTAAATATTGTGATTCTAGACAAACTATTACTGTTAAACCTTTAACTGTATTCCAAAAATACACCAGAAAATGGGAGTTTAGAGGGCGAGATAAGACCAAACACAGGGTTAAAGTAATTAATACTCGGTTAGTTGATGTCGATGACTGTGATATAGATACTAGCGATTGGCCTGATTTATGCGATTCGTTTGTATCGTCTGCTTATTGGTTTGATGGAACTGAATTAATTGATGAAGAATTAGAACACTTAAACGACGATCGTGAATTTTGTTACGAGGCATTTATGGATCATTTATTTTAGGAGATTTTTATGACTTTATATTATTACTCTCACACTACCTCACAAAAAATTATTAATTTAGAAGAACATGAAGAAGATTTAGAAAGTTTAGGGGAAGATAGGCCTTTAAGCCCTTATGGTAAATCGTTACAAGAACAATCGGATAGAGAGGTTCAACAAGAACATTGGCAACATGAAAGGTGGTCTGAATAATGTTTTATTTTGGAACTAAATATCAAATGCACAAACAACGATTAGAGGAGGAAAATATGAATGAACCTGATTTAGTCAACTTAGTTAAATCTCATTCACAATTGTTAGAAGCAATAGAATATATGGCTGAACAGCTTGAATTAAATATTAACGAGGTTATGTTTAGTCATGTTAGTTTAAACGCTAAGATGGTTAAAAAAATAGAACAAGATTCTGATTTAGATGATGATGGAATACCTTTATAAAGGAGTTATATGTTTAATAAAATAATAGGTGTGTTAATAGTCGGTCTTTTGTCGGTCGGTACTGGATCGCTCGTTTATATTGTAATCTGGTTAAACGCTTTAAGAAAAGGGTGGTTAATTTAATTTAACGGGAGGAAAAAAAATGAAACAATGACAATTTAAGTTTCTACAAAAGGCTCTATCTTGAGCCTTTTTTTTTGTTATAATTTCCTGGTAGCTAATTTTGGCTACTAACAAGGATAAAAATATGACTGATAATAAAGTACCTTTTTTCCAACCCTTTGCAAGTATTAAAGAAGGGTTTGATGAATTGTTTGAGGTAATAAAAAAAATAGACAATATTGATGATAGAACTAAGCTATTAGTTATCTATGGCTGTCTTGGGCAAACTGTACAAAACGAAATACCCTGGACATTAATTAAAAAAGGAGATAAAAATGAAGATTAAATATGATGATTTAACCAAAGGAGAGGCGTTTATTGTTAATTGGCAATATCGCATATTAAAAAATGAGGCCTTAGAGTTAGCAGATGCTATAGCAAAGGCTGACACAGGGAACAGAAAAGTATTTGATTACTTTTTTCCTGAATATACTCAGGCAATAACTAACTACCAAAGCACAAGAAACTGGTGGCCAGATGTTGAGGTAAAGGCGGGGTTACTTAGCCCTAACTGGCGTGAGGAAATGAAGGCCAGAATAAAAGCCCATAACAAAACTCAAAAGGAGGAATTATGATTACTTATGAAGGCCAAAGATACAATGTTGTTTTAAGTACATTAGTTACTTATGACAAAGCCTCTGAGTTTGAGGAATGGTTTCAGGAAAATATTGGAACTGACTTACAAAAAGATGAAGATGTTGATGGCAATATAGAATATGTCATGTGTGATATTACAAACTCAGAACTTAAAATGATTGAAGATTATGAAGATAAATATTTACTGGAGGTAAAGTAATGGAAAGATGCGAAAACAAAGTTGAATATCACATTGAAAGTGGGTTGGACTATAAACAGGTCTTAACTAAATGCGGTTATACAAACCCCTATGGCAAAATTGCAATTTGTAATGGTTGCGAGAACAATAAGGAAAAGATGAGAAGTATTAGAAATCATGAGGCTTCTGTCAAAGCCGATAATGACTGGCTAAAATCAGCAGGCTGGGGGGAAATGTAATGGAATACTCAAAAAAGACTAGAGATAAAATAGCCAAGATACTTAAAGAGGAGGAAGAATATCCTTTTAAAACACTTAAAAATCTTGACTTAAAAAACTTTCCCAAAGGCCAAACTGTTTTGCCACGCCAATGCCAACATTGTGGTGTTGGTATGGGGGAAGGATATTATTTTGATGATGGTGGTTATGCTTGCTCTCAGCACTGTATGTTAAGCATACTTTACAGCCAGGACTCCTATTATTGGACAACCTGGCAAGACCATTCACAAGAAAATATTAAAGATGGTGAGCCAGTTTATGATGCAGAAGGTAATGCTTATTATTTGACTGAGCAATTTGAAGAAGGCAATGTGTATTCAGACGAACCATCATTCAAAGGAGGCCATCATTATGACTATTACTAAACTAGCATCGTTAAACAAACTTAGTAATTGGAGTCCAGTTAAACAACTTGAACCAGTTGGTAAGAAGGCAGTCATTCCAGAAGAAATATGCTCGAACTGTAATCATTCAATAGAGTATGACCGCAATTTTGACTGGGAAACTGAAATCTGGTACTGCTCGAATTGTAATATTGAGTATTCGGTCGATATCGAAATCGTTAGAGATTGGAAAAACCAGGCGGTCTGGACATGATAAAAAGAACTGATTTAATAATTGCCGTAATTCTGATCCTCGGAAATATTTTATTCCTGTTTGGAATTCTGGTATTATTAATTTTATAGGGCAAAGGCTCACACCCTTAAAAAGTGAGCCACAATAAAAGGGATATAAAATATGAGAAAAATAAGCAAAGCGATAGCCCAGGCTTTTAACGAGGGCAAAACTAAATCTATTGGCAACACTATGACCAATGGTAGTGAGGTTTTTTTGCATGGCAATAAGATTGCCTGGCGTTCAAGTAATAACGGCTTAGAACTAACTTTGGCTGGCTGGCCTACGGTCACAACTAGAGAACGACTCAACGCTATACTATATGTTGAAGGGTTTAATGTTAAAGCGGGCGAAAGTTACGGTTTTTACTTCAACCAAAAAAACTATAACCAATACCTGACTAAAATTACATTTAACGGTTATGAGAAAAAAGCCAGCAGTAAACCTATAGCTGACAATGAAATAATAACTTTATACCAGGGGGCAATATGATTGGAGTTACTGTCACTAATTTTGACAAAAGCACAGCCTATCTACAAGAACATTGCGAGCGTGTGGACTATGTCGGCACACTGGCTTATTATGATGGTAGGTCTTATTACAACGAGAACGGCGAACTACTCAGAAATTTAGCCGAGTATGATTCATCATCTGAGGGTTATACGCCCTTTGGCGATGAAGGTTACGATTATTAATTGGAGGTCTTAAAAATGGTTACTAATTATTTTAATGAGCAAGAAATTTTAATTGATACAATTCTTGACCGAGTTGACGATATGCGTTCTTGGTTGCCTGAACACACACCAACCAGAAAACGATTAAAACATAGCCTGGAGAATTCCCAGTTAAACCTGGAGCAATTAAACAAGCTGTCATCGTTCGATGATGGCTCGTTCGGTCATGATGTCTTTGGCATCTATAAGAATGGATGGTGGAGCAATAAAGCTAGTCATTGGTTGCCCAGGTGTAGTTAATAAGATAATAAATGATGCCCCTTAATTGGGGCATTTTTTTTGTGTGGTATTAATTCAACAAGAACCCCAGCTCTCACCAGATCTATAGAAATTGATTTCCTTTATTAGTGCGGGTTGTGGAGGTGGCGTTTTTGCAACAAGGTTTTAAAGCATGGCCTAAATCCATCTACTAATAGCAAGAAATACACAGGGGTAATATACAAAGCTCAGGAACACAGGAACACAGTAGGCGAGTACCTGGGGTTGTGGCGTGTTGTGGTGTAGTTGTTAACTAGAAAAATAGTATTTGAATATTGATTACCCCACACTTATATTTTAACTTCCAAGTGTCGTTCGTTCTGTGTACTGGGGGCATGAATACAGGCCAGTTAATTACCTGGGGTATATCTTCACCTGGTTAAAGATAAAAAGGCTCTAGAATGGGCAATTCTGGACACCTTGAGCGATCTCTAGAAAGTGGTACTAAACCCCCTGGGGGAGGCTCACCGCATATAGCTACAGTAAACGCTACACCCCACCCACAAAAAACAGAATTTGAAAAAAAACAACATTTAACATATATATGTGCTATACTACAAGCATGAATAAACGAAAAGGCAACCCAGCATTAGTTAAAGGCATGGCTTCTCTTAACCCAGCAGGCAGACCAAAAGGCTCAGTTGGCAAATATACTGCGTTAGCACGAGAGTTGATGTCTGAAAAAAGTACGGAAATAGTACAAAAAGTAATAGACAAAGCTATGGAAGGAGATGTGCATTGTTTAAAAATGTGTATGGATCGTATATTGCCTGTACAAAAGGCAGTTGATTCTAATAGAGCAAAAAACGATGCTCAAGTAATTATTAATGTAGCCTCTATTGACTCTATAGAACAAAAGGCTAGTGAATATGACAAAGCTGAATTAATAGAGCCTGTAGAAAAGTCTGATGACGAGGTCGTTGTTAATATAGATTCTACACCTATGGCAGAAAAATTTGACTCCTGAAAACGAATGTTCTCTGTGTGGTGGTGATTACGACCCTGATTGTGGTGGTACGCAAGGTTACTTTGGAAGTATTCCTGTTACTTTCTGTGAATGGTGTTATTCTTCTATTATGGATATGGCTGAATATCATTTAGGTATAAAAGATCAAGATGGCTGAATTAAACATTGATTTACACCCTGCACAACTTGAAATTTTTCATTCTGAAAAACGATTTAAAATAGTTGCTGCGGGCAGGCGTTTTGGTAAATCTTATCTATCTGCTTGGATTCTGCTGATTAAAGCAATACAGTCTGAGAGTAAGGATGTGTTTTATATAGCACCTACCTTTCAGCAAGCTAAAGACATTATGTGGGCGATGCTTAAAGAACTAGGTAGAGATTTAATAGTACAAGCATACGAAAATACGGCTGTTCTTACTTTAATTAATGGTCGTAAGATATACCTTAAAGGATCTGACCGACCTGAAACACTTCGTGGCGTTGGACTTGCTTATGTTGTGCTTGACGAATATGCTTCTATGAAACCTCAAGTGTGGGAGCAGATTATTCGCCCCACTCTAGCTGATGTTCGTGGTGGTGCTTTGTTTATAGGAACGCCAGCAGGTAAAAACCATTTCTTTGATTTGTACAAAGATGCCCTGGAAGATGATGATTGGGATGCCTTCCAGTTTACTTCTACAGACAATCCTTTTTTGCCAAGTGAAGAAATAGAGGCCTCTAAAAAAAGCATGTCATCTATGTCGTTTAGGCAAGAGTTTGAAGCATCATTTGAAACAAGTTCTGGTGGTATATTTAAAGAAGAATGGTTTCAAGTTGATGAAGAACCTGAAGAAGGTAATTATGTTATTGCTGTTGATCCTGCTGGGTATGAAGCTGTAGAACAAGAACGAAACCTTAAAAGATCAAGGCTAGACGAAACAGCTATTGCGATTGTTAAGATTGATCGTGATAAATGGTGGGTTAAAGACATTTTACACGGTCGTTGGAACATTAAAGAAACTGCAAAAAAAATACTTTATTCTGCAATGAAAGTTGAATCAGCTACTGTTGGTATTGAAACAGGCTCACTAAGAAACGCAATCTTACCTTATCTTGAAGATGAGATGAGAACTGAGGGTAGATGGGTGTCTATTATTGAACTTAGACATGGTGGTAAAAAAAAGAACGACAGAATTATTTGGGCATTACAAGGAAGAATGGAGCATGGTCAAATAACTTTTAATGAAAAAAAAGAATGGCGTGAATTTACAAATCAATTATTAGACTTTCCAAACAGACTTGCACATGATGACATGTTAGATGCTCTTGCTTATATTGATCAAGTAAGCGTTGCAGATTTTGCCCACTCAATTGAATTAGATGATGAATGGAGGCCAATAGATAATGTCGCTGGATATTAACAATTTAACAAGAGCAGAAATGGATGAATTACTAGAATATAGTAATGACAAAACTAATATTGTAGAACGCTATGTTGTAGCCTGCCAAATAATTACAAATTTATTAGAACATGGTTCAGACGATATATTTGCAGAAGCAGATTGGGATGATACTGTTGATTTAACAATATGCAAATTACTTATAGATGGAGATATAGTTGTTGAGCCAGAAGAAAGAAAGTTACATTAAGAATAAAAAATGTGATATAATCGGCACTTCTAAGTGCGATTACTACATTATAAGCCTATATGAATTCAGAAAATAAATATCAAGCATTAGCAGGATGGTTATCACACCGACTAGATAGTTGGAGAACGCATAGAAATATTAATTATATTCCTATGTGGGATGAATACTATAGGTTGTGGCGTGGTATATGGTCTGCTGAAGATAAAACTAGAGCAAATGAAAGATCTCGATTAATAGCACCTGCGTTACAACAAGCGGTTGAATCATCTGTAGCCGAACTCGAGGAAGCAACATTTGGCAGGGGAAAATGGTTCGATATACAAGATGACATGCTTGATGAAGATCCAAGCGATGCTGAATATGTGCGTAAATTATTACAAGAAGATTTAGAAAAAACAGGCTGTAAAGATGCTATATGCGAAGTATTTTTAAATGGTGCTATATATGGTACGGGCGTAGGAAAAATTGTAGTAAAACAAACTATAGAAAGAGCACCTGCTGAAGTGCCTATAGAAGGAACAATGGCAACTACAAGAGAAGTTGTAGAATATCCTTCTATTGATGTTCATGTAGAGCCCATATCACCTAAAGAATTTCTTATTGATCCATCAGCAAACTCAATTGACGATGCTTTGGGTGTTGCACACGAGGTTATTAAACCTAGATACCATGTAGTTGAGGGTATTCGGTCTGGTATATACAGAGATGTACCACTAGATGGCGACTATAATACTGCAAAATTTGGTTATGATCCAGAAACTAAGTCTGCTGATGAGTCAGATTCAGTAAAAATATGCGAATATTGGGGATTAGTACCAAAAAGGTTTTTAAAAGCCAACAAAGATAAAGATGATTTTGAATATTCAAAAAAAGATGAGTTAGTAGAAGCAGTTGTAACAATGTGTAATGATGAACACATCTTAAGAGTCGAAGAAAACGCTTTTATGATGGAAGATAGGCCGTTTATATCGTATCAACATGACATTGTACCTAACAAATTTTGGGGTAGAGGTGTTTGTGAGAAGGGATATAACCCACAAAAAGCATTAGATGCCGAAATGAGAGCAAGAATTGATTCTTTAGCATTAACTACTACGCCTATGATGGCTGCTGATGCAAGTAGATTGCCTAGAGGCGTTAAGTTTGAAGTGAGAGCAGGAAAAACTGTTCTGACCAATGGTAATCCACGAGAAGCTATCATGCCACTCGACATGGGTACAACAGATCCTAATACATTTAATCAGGTTGCCTCACTTCAAAACATGATTCAAATGGGTACTGGTAGTGCTGATACTGGTAGTGCACAAAATGACACAGCTTCTGGCATGTCTATGATGCAAAGTGCAGCAATTAAACGACAAAAACGCACTTTAATGAATTTTCAAAACACATTTTTAATTCCTTTAATAAATAAATGCATGTGGAGAAAGATACAATTTGATGTAGAAAGATATCCTGTTAACGATTATAAATTTATTCCATATTCTACAATGGGTATTATGGCTAAAGAGTTGGAAATGACTCAAATGGTACAAATGTTACAAACTATACCTCAAGATTCGCCAGCTTTTAATGTAATTCTTTTGGCATTATTCCAAAATTCTTCAATACACAATAGAGATCAAATTGTTAACGCTTTGATGCAGGGTGGAGAAAGCAATCCACAAATGGAACAAATGCAACAAATGGGTATGGAACTTGAAATGCAACAATTACAAGCAAATGTACAAAAAACATTAGCAGAAGCAGAAGAAGAAAAAGCAAGAGCAATCAAACATCAAGCTGATGCTATGGCAACACAGCCAAACGAAATAGACATACAGAAAAAAGTTTTAGATTTACAAAAAGAAGCTATTGGACTAGAAAAAAGTGTAGCTGATATTGAAAATACAAGATCAGAAACAGCAAGAAACATACCAGAAGTAGAACATTTAAAATCTGAAACAATATTGAATCTTGCAAAAGCAAGAGCAGCAGGAAATAAAACAAATATTAGTAATTCTATACAATAATGGCTAAAACCGATCAACAATTCCTAGAAGATAGATTAGGAATGACAGAAACTAACGGATGGTTAGATTTTATTGATGATTTAAAAAATTTAGAAGAAAGTATTGCCAAACTTGACAGTATTAATTCTGAAAAAGATCTTTGGGAAACCAAAGGTCAGTTGCGAGTTCTAAATTGGATAATTAATTTAGAAAATGCAGCACACCTAGCGTTGGAAGAACTCCAAGAAGGAAATCCAACATAATTCAAACTTCATAACCCTGAGAAGGGCGGAGAAAACACAATGAGTGAAAGTATAGTAGTAGACGAAACACCTTTACAAAGTGAACCCATAACAGAAACACAGGATAAATCTTCTTTAGACGAATTTTCTAGTCAACGAAACATACAAGAAAATTCAGAGCCAGAACAAATACAAGATATTGATGGCAATCAAGATATTCCTAAAAAGTATGCGGGTAAATCAATGTCAGAGGTTATTGAAATGCATCAAAATGTCGAACAGGCATTAGGCAAGCAGGGAGCAGAACTCGGTGAACAACGAAAGCTAATGCAAAGCCTAATTGAAGCACAAAATAAAGTTACTGAAACTACCCCACCAGAAGAACCTGTAATACAGGAGGATAACTTCTTTGACGATCCAGTAGAAGCTGTGAATAAAGCCATAGAAAACCACCCTGATGTTATAAAGGCTAGAGAAGAAAGAATGGGTAATATGCAAAAGCATAATTTGGAAACTTTAGATAAAGAATATCCAGATTGGCAAAAAACTGTTCAAAATTCTGATTTTCAAAAATTTATAGGTGATAGTGCAACACGCACAGAAATGTTTAGAAAAGCTGATGTTGAATATAGATCTGATTTAGCTATTGAACTTTTTGATTGGTATTCTAAGACAAAAATGTCTGGAGCAACTCAAGAAGCAGTAGCAGAAGAAAAATCTAAAATTGAATCAGCCATGAAAAAAACAACTGGCGAAAGTAGATCATCTGGAGATTCTGTAGGTGGAAAGAAAGTTTACCGTAGAGCAGATTTAATCAATCTACAGGTAACAGATCCTAACCGATATGCAACACTTGCTGATGAAATTCAGGAAGCATATGCAGAAGGCAGGGTTAAATAATATAATACTATAACAGGAGAAGTAAAATGGCTTTGGGTTCAAACCAAGTAACGACTTCCGTAGCTAATAACTTCATCCCCGAATTGTGGAGTGATGAAGTAATAGGTGCATATAAGTCAAATCTAGTGGTTGCTAACCTAGTAACTAAACTATCTCACAAAGGAAAGAAGGGTGACACTATTTATATCCCAGTTCCAGCGAGAGGAAGTGCAAGTGCTAAAGCAGCAAACACTCAAGTAACATTATCAGCAGCAACTAATACTGCTGTCACAGTATCTATCAATAAGCATTATGAGTATTCTAAGCTAATCGAAGATATTGCAGAAGTACAAGCACTAGCAAGTATGCGTAAGTTTTACACAGACGATGCTGGTTATGCTTTAGCTAAACAAGTAGATACTGATCTATTTGCTTTAACTGAAGGTTTTCAAGGTGGTACAGTAGGTGGAGCAGCAGCAGCTTCTTTCGAGAAAGCAGTAATTGGCTCTAATGGTTCTACTGATTACACAGGTAACTCATCTAACGCTGCTGACATCACAGATGCTGGTATTCGTAGAATGATTCTTACACTTGATGATGCAGATGTACCGATGGACAGTCGTGTAATGGTAGTTCCACCTATCTGTGCTAATGACATGCTAGGAATCAACAGATTCACAGAGCAGCAGTTCATTGGTTCTGGTGATGCTATCCGTACAGGCAAGATTGGTCAAATCTACGGTGTTGATGTGTTCATTTCAAGCAA